ATGCAATGATTGTCTCTGTCCTGCAGAACAGGAAGCACGGCTCCTGTCAAGGTGTCCGTCTTGTATGAGTACAGCGACAGCTCGTCGATCACGTGCTGGCAGCGCGGGTGGACGACAATATCGTACGACTTCAGCCACTCGATGCCTTCGGACACGCTGTTCGCGCCCTTCACGGCGGCCGTGATTTTCGGGAAGCCATGCTTTCGCATGTGACTGATCGTCTCGGGGCGCGAACTGTCGGCCACCATCGGCCATTTCTCGGCTTCCGGGATCGACATGAACAAGTCAGGCGTGGCCGTGATATCGCAGCCCAGCGCGTAGGCCTCGTGATCGACGTACAAAGTCCTGCCAACCAGGTGGCAGCGCACCAGCACGGTCGGGTCGACGGCGAAGCCCCAGTCTGCGCCCAGTCGATGGATCGCGTCCTTCGGTGCCTCGAACTCTTCCACGCGCCAGTTACGAAACACGCGCGCCTCTGAGTTCGTCAGGTAAGCACCGCGCCAGACGTGCTGGTACTTTTCGGGATCGCGCGCCCGGTCGTACTCCATCTCGGCGCGGAGCACCTCGGGGAACCAGGGGTTGTCGCTGAAGTTAACCTCAACGATCGCCGCGTCTGGCGGCGGTGTCGGGCCGCGCAACAGCACGTCCACCGGGTCCGTCGCCTGAGATGGGTTCCATGTGAACCAAAGCTCAGAGCCTGGCTTGCGGATCGTCGGACGCAACAGGTCCAGGCTGCGCTGCGACAGGCTCTGCGCCTCCTCGCACCAGGCGCGATCGTAGCCTTCAAGCGACTTGATCGAGTCGGCAGTGTGGTTCTGCATGCCCTGAAACAGGATCAGGCCGTCGCCCTTTCTGGATTTGATGACGGCTTCTTGCACCTCGAAATAGGAACCTGCGTTCATCTGCTCGATCTTCAGTTCGAGCAGGCGCTTGACAGACTGCGCCAACGACTTCTGGACCTCTCGCACGCATACGCTGCGGCTCGACTGGTCCATGATATGCGCCTCAATCATCATCTCGGCAAAGGCATGCGACTTGCCAGAGCCACGGCCGCCGTATGCGCCTTTGTATCGCTTCGGCTCCAGCAGCGGCAGCGCCCACTCTGGCGTCTCAATGCGCAAGACGCTCATTTCTTGATGACGCGCTCGATCTTCTTGTACTCAATCGGCGCGCCGTCTGCGCCGGTGATTTCGTGCTGTTGGACCTCTTTCCAGCGCATCTGTGTCTTGCTCCACCAGATCATCGCGGCGGTGTCGCCGCCCATTGCTTTCTGGAACAGGGTTCGACCAACGCCGGAGTTAGCCTTCGCCTTGCCAGAGACCAGCTCCTGGGCAAAATGCTTTCTAAGCGTGTCCGCGTCGATTCCGTCTCGCACCAGCACCGCGATCTGCTCAATCGGCAAACCGTAGCCAGACATCGCTTCGACCTGCTTGCGCTCGGCGTCAGTCGGAATAAACGCTGGTCGCCCAGCGCCAGGCCGAGCGCCTCCATTTTGTCCGGGTTTTTTTATGACCGATTTTTCAGTCTGCGGCTTCGCTGCCATCTTTAACCTCCGCGAAAGGTTGTCCAGTTTCTGCGTGTGTTGCTTGCTTGCCAGTGTAGTCCTGCCAGCGCTTGATGATGACGTCGCAATACTTTGGGTCAAGTTCCATGATCATGCCCGTGCGGCCGTTCTTCTCGGCAGCGATCAGGGTTGTGCCCGAGCCGCCAAACGAGTCGAGCACGATATCGCCGCCCTTCGTGTTGTTCAGCAGTTGGTACTCGAACAGCGCCACCGGCTTCATGGTTGGATGTTCGCTGTTGCGTGCTGGCTTGTCGAACTCCAGGATGGTCGTCTGCTTGCGGTCGGCTGCCCAGAGATGTGCCGCGCCTTCCTTCCAGCCATAGATGCAAGGCTCATGCTTGAAGTGATAATCCTTGCGCCCCATGACCAAGCTGCTTTTTTTCCAGATCAGAATCTGGCTCATTTTCCAGCCTGCGTCTTTAACTGCTCCAGCGAAGTTGTAGGTTTCGACGTCTGAGTACCAAATGTAAAAGACCGCGCCTGGCTTCATGACCGTGTCGGCCGCCGTATAGGCATCGCGCAGGAACTGCCGGAACTTGTCGTCGCCCATCTCGTCGTTTTTTATCTTGAGCAAGTCCTTCGTCTTGCCCTCGTAGGCCACGTTATAAGGAGGATCGGTGAGCCACATGTCCACCAGGGTTCCCTGCGTCAGCTTGGCCAGGTCATCAACGCTCGTCGAGTCCCCACACATAAGCCGATGCCGCCCAAGCAGCCAAACGTCGCCCAGCTTCGTGACCGGCTCCTCTGGCGGCTCCGGTACGGCATCCTCGTCTGTAAGCCCTGCAGCGACTTCTGTGGGCCTTAGCGCGTCGATTTCGTCCAGGGTGAAGCCCGTCAGGTCCAAATCAAACCCAAGCTCGCCCAGCTCGCCCAGCTCGAGCGCCAGCAGTTCGCTATCCCACCCCGCATTGAGCGCCAGCTTATTGTCCGCGATGACGTAGGCGCGCTTTTGCGCGTCTGTCCACCCTGCCGCCTCGATGGTGGGTACTTGCTCCATCTTCAGCTTGCGCGCCGCCAGTAGCCGCCCGTGGCCAGCGATGATGCCGCCGGTCTCATCGACCAGGATCGGCGTCGTCCAGCCCCACTCCTTGATGCTGGCGGCGATCTGCGCCACCTGATCATCGGAATGCGTGCGCGAATTACGCGCATAAGGTATTAATTCGTCCGTTAATTTATATTTGACGTTTATATTCATTTGGATATCTCGATTAGCTTATCCAAATAATGCCGCGCCTTCTCCAGGTCGGCGACGCCGCCCTTAGCCTGCCAGCGTGTGACGTATTTTATTATATTGCCCTCAAAAAAACCCAAGTTATTAGCCGCTATATAATCCCACGGCTGCACCACCCTGTCGATGTAGTGCGTTCCGCCGTGCTGGCGCGAGTTGGCGTTCTCCAAGATTTTACTCCTTTCAGCGTCTGTACCGCTCTATTGCTACAAACTTGCCGATACATGCTGGAACAAGGGAACAACACTAAGTGTGTTGTTCCTGTTTGTTCCCCTGCATGTACCCCTATCCCAGGGGAACAAAACGGAACTGTTCCCCTATTGTTCCGTTTTGTTCCGTAGTGCCAGCATAGCACTGCTGTGCAACTCATCGACAACTAACCAGCCCGAACCATATACTTCGATGATATTATTAGATAATAGCTCAGATATTATCCGACCCTTTTGGTTGGGCTTCACGTAGATCTTGGCCGACGCCTCCTTGATGCCCTTGTCATCAATTAGATATTGAATTAAATCGTCCCGGCTTAAATATGGCAAATTCATCCGAACGTCCTTGCCGCTCGACTCCCAAGCCGATTCGAACTGGTTTCGATGCTGCGCGAGTTTGCCGTTTACGTTCATCGCGGCGGTATCAGCCTCGACCATAACACCGCTTGTGACGGGTTCGCCGTCCTCATCAATCCACCCTGGTATCTGCACGCCCTGTATCCGAACGTTGACAGGATCGGGTATCTCGGCGTCCTTGCTCTTGCGCTGAATAAGCTGAATCACGTCGCCCGGCACCACTGATATCTCGACATCGAGCGCACCACGCCACGCGCTGGAGCCTCTTGCGCGGTGCTGCGCTTCCTCGCTTACGCCGGTATGGTGGACCAGTATCACAGTGCAGTCGAACTCTTTCATCAGCCCTGCGCAGGCGTCGAGCATGGTCTTTGCGTCTTGTGCGCTGTTCTCGTCTCCAGCCAGAAATCTGTGCAGCGTATCGACCACGATGACGCGCGGCGGGCTTTCCAGCAGCCGGATATGCTCGACCGCCTTGATGTATCCGCTTGGTGTATTCAAGTCACACCCGCTGTCGGATATCCACATGTCACCGATTCGGTCGACGCCGTGCAGGTGTTTCCAAGCCGCCAGGCGTGCCCGTAGGCCGACGTGCCCTTCGCCAGCGAGGTAGACAACGCCACCCTGCCGAACCTTCTTACCGAGCCACTCAGGCTGCCCTGATGCGATTCGCGCCACCCAATCGAGAACCTGAAACGTCTTGCCCGATCCGCTAGGCCCGTGGACCATGATCATAGCGTCAGCTTGAATCCAGCCCTTCACCAGCCATTTTATCGGCGCGGGCTGTTGGCTGAAGTCATCGGCATTGTGCAGCCAGCGGTCTTTCGTTTGATTGCGCAGCAGCTCCTCGGCGACTGCTGTTCCAAGCGCGACGCTAGCGGCTTTGTCCTCTTCCGGTTCGTATCGCGCCACAGAACGCGCGATCTGCGCGACCTCGCTGGCCGGTAGAGGCGCGTCGCAGCGCGTTTCGTTCGCCACGTTGAGCGCGGCCAGAATCTCGGCTTCGGTCATGCCGTGGTAGCGCATCGACCCGGCAAGCGATGTCAGTCCGGCGTTTCGGTTTCCAGTAATCAACCCGCCGTCGACAGCCGCCGATCGCTTTCGCTCCGACATTGCGCCGACCCATCCAGTCGGAACAGGCATGACCGCGACGCCTTCCATCGGGTCGCTGGAGCCTTCCCACTCGTACTGCCTGCCGTTTATCTCTGACGGGTGTGCGATGAAGTATCGCCCGTCCGACAGGAAGTCGACGCCCTGGGCAAGCTTTGACGATCGCAGGCCTGGTTCCCAGAGCGCCAGCCGGTGTTCGCCACCGCCTGCCGTCAGCTGTACCGGCCCGTCGAGCGAATCGCCT